TACCTTTCCCGACCTTACCAAGGTTTTTAGCAAAACTGCCGCCCATAAGCGAGCTAAACACTTTGGTAGCATACATCGCGTTGATGACAGCCTTACCAAAGGTCAACATTGCCTTACCTGTGGTAATCACTTTTCGGATCATTTTTATGCTGAAAACAACGCCCAAAGCGGTCAAAAGTGTTTGCAGATTATCAACAATAAAGCGAATGCCTATAACGGCGGCATATAAGGCATTCGTAAGGTTGTCAGATATAGTTCTGGCAAGCGCCTCGTTGCCAGATATAAAAGTGCTTAAAGACTTGATGGCTTTTACCAGCGCATCCCCTAAACCAGCCTCGCCAACGGCAAACATAAATTCATCCACGTTATCCCGCAGATTTGTGATTGCGCCACCCAGCGTGGCCGCTTGCCGCGCTGCGCCGCCAGCAAACGCGACTTCCGATATTTCTGATAATGCTTGAACAATAGCTTCAGCGTCATTATCCACGACCTTTGTTATATCCCCCATTCTGAGGGTGATCTGATCGCCTTCCTTCCCGGCTTTTATACCGAACTCTTTGAGCCGCTCAAACTCGCCAACAGAAGCATCTGCGACAGCTTCCGCGAATTGCATAATTGATTTAGATGTACCGCCAGCAATATCCGCGAAAGATCCAAGCTGCGCTTCTGTCGGCTTAATCCCCTGCGCCACCAGAATGTTAAAAGACCCGACCACTTCTTGCAGAGAGAACGGCGTTGTTTTTGCAAAATCTTTTAATATTTGGAAAGCGCCATCTGCGTTTTCCACAGAACCCGTAAAGGTTACAAGCGATGCTTTTAGGCTTTGGAACTTTTTATTAACCTCCACCAAGTCGCGGATGAATACAGCGCCGAAAACGACACCTAATCCAGCCGCGACTTTTGTGAGGTTTGCAAAGGCTGTGTTTGTTGTAGCGAGCGAGGATTTTAAAGTTCTAAACGCCGCCTGAGTTTCGTCCCTAGCGCCTAGTCTTAGCTGAAGCTGTTTGTCTGCCATTTTTATTCATCGCCTGTTTTTGTCGGTCTGATTGTATTCTAACATAAACAGACCATTCCAAAAATTCATCAATAGACATTTCGGCTTCAATTTGTTCGACCGTCTTGCCCAGCTTTTCAGCGAGAAAAAATAAAAACTGACGTTCCTCGCTCTGCCTTAGTTTTTTTCCAGATCCTCAGCGTTTGAACCCATGATCTGATTGGCAATGCGAGCTAAGACACTTGCGTCAACTTGACCCCGTAGTGCTGCTTTATCGCCAATCTGGAAGATTTTATTTCCATCATTATCTAACGCTTTTAGAACTAAAACCTCTGCAAGAGCATCTGCTTCCGATTGGTTTTTAACCGCAAACTGTAACTTGCCTTGATCCTGCAAAGTAAATGGTCGGCAATAGAACGTGAAAGGTTGACCATCATCATCAGCCCACTCAGGAACAACGATTTCCTTAATGGGCTGATTTTGATAATGGGCCTTTGCGCGTTCTATAACGCCCATGCCTTTAGATTTAGAATTAGCCGCCATAATTCATTTTCTCCTAGTTATGCAACAGTGCCTTCAGTCAAGGCACCAGTTCCTTGGAACGTAATGCTGGCTTCTACTAAGCCATCAAAAGATCCGGTGATTGTTCGACCAGTAACCAAGACCGTTCCGCTTAGTTTGTGGTCGCCAGTGGTGTTACCTTCCATCTGGATATTCAAGGTTGCGCTTGTGCCAACGGTTAAAGCGCCTTGACCAGATGTATCAGTATCATCAAAGAAAACATCCGCTGAACCGCTGAACGATTTTAAACTCGTTTTATAGGTTCTGGCGCTATCGCCCATGCTGGTGTCTTCTAAGGTGTCCATCGTTTCATCGATAGAATATGAACGAACTTCGGCAACTTGGTCAGTTCCAACCAAGATCACCCCATCGCTTCCGCTAAATGTAGCCATTTTTAATCCTCACTTTTGGGGGTTGATTTAACGGCTTTCGCCGCTTTCGGTTTGGATGATCGGGGTGAAGCCGTCCATCCTTTAGCCTCAAACGAAGCTAAATCTTCTGCGCTTATCTCAATCGGCTCCCCGCCGCTTGGTGGATAAACTTGCATTCTTTTTGCCATTTTCACGCCCTTTCTAATAGACCGTTTCTGCATCTGTTTCCGTGGTAGAATACAGAATTTCGTAAGAAAAGCGACCCACGAATAGAGGGCGCTCGCCTTCACCAGCAAAGTCAGCTTCAAAGCCGATGAGCCGGGTGTCCTTTGCCAAGCCGCCACGCGTAAGATCGGTGGTCATCGCCGCTTCTATTTGCGCCGATATAGTATCCAAAACATCATCCGCGTTTGTATTTTCAACATACGCTTCAACTGACACCTCAAGCGAGCGGATAAGACCACGCGGCGGCTTAATCGTTTGGGCCTCAACCGTTTCGCTTGAGGTGTAGATACAAAGTCCCGGCATAGCCGCGCTCTGTATAGGATAAACCCGCGAGGTAAAAACATTTGTCCCGGTGGTTGTCAGCCCGGTCAACGTGGTTTGGATATTATCGCGGATCTGCTTTCTAACATGCGCCATCTAGATTTTCTCCAAAGCTAGAGTGGTCATACCAGTTCCATCATGATCCACGACCCGAATAGTGTAAGCCGTTGAATTAACCGTCAGCGCATCGCCATCAACAGCGCCAGAAACGTCAGCGGTTCTACAATTAAAGCGAGGCTGTCTAACAGCCATCGGAACGCCGCCCCCGGCGTCAACTTCAACTATGTCGTTGTCAAAGATGCCGTTCACGGTCGCTGCGCTGCCGCCCTGTGGGGTATAAGTCGCTGCGACGCCGAAGTCATCCGCATCAACAAAAACCGCTCTGTCTGCCGCTGTTTCAACCGCCATCGATAAACCTATTTGCTGCCCTTTTTGACCTTAGTGGCCGTGGACGTTTTTAGACCGACAGAGCGATCAGATTTCTTCGCTTCATCTGCCGGGATGCCTTTCCCCGTGGACATAAGGAAAGAAGCAAGCACATCGTCTGCCTCTACAATATCCCCGGCGCTTTTGGCTTCGCCGTTTATAACTGTTCCGCGTAGTAATGAAATCTTCATTCCAATTCCCCCTTTAGGAAAAGGCGCGAGTTTCCCCGCGCCTTAATTTAGTCTTATGTGGTGATGTCGAGGATCGCCGCGAATGACTCCGCATGACGAACTGCCACATCGATGTCTTGGAACATCGCGATGCGTGTAGCACCTTGAGTTGACAGGCTGTACGGATCAACCGTTACATCCAACCCACCGAACATCGCAATCATCAACTCGCTAAAGTTTCCGAAGATGGCGGCAGAACATACACCTGACGATGTGCCTTTTGTCAGATCAGAAGGAACCAAAGTCGTTGAGGCGACACCGTAACCCAGAAGGGTGTTTGAGTCGTTCAAGATAAAGTTACCTTCTACACCAGACGCTTGACGCGGTGTTTGGCGCATTGCTGAAACCACTTTCGGGTTAGTCAGGAATGACAAGTTGCCAGCTAGTGCGTTATCGATGGCGACTTCTTTTTCCAGATCAACCAGCTTTGCGAAAGTAACCGCTCCACCGTTGGTTCCCATTGCAACTGAACCGATGCCGCTTGTGCCGGTAATGCCGGTTGGCTCGTTAGAACCGCCGCCTTCAATGGCTACGTCATCGATCTTCGCCGCAAACTGACGGGTCATATCATCACGGATGATTTGCTCTGCGCTTGGGTCTGACTGCATTACCAACTTGCGTGACAGGTCAACGTGCTGCGCCAAAGTCTTAGGCGACATGGTGATCTGACGGAAAGTTGGAGCGCCTTCAGAGCCGGGTGCTGAGTTTTCAGCGACAAAGCCAACGGCTGTTTTTGCGTTCAACGCTGGGATGGCAACATCGCCCTGCATCCCGGTCATCATGCGAGCGCCAAGCCCAGAGATAACCAGATTTGCGCGGAGCGCGTCAACGTATTCGTTGCCAAGGTGATCGGTTGGCTTCAAGAAGCCACCGGCGGTATCTGTTCCGACTGTCAGATCACGTTTGAAAATATCGGTTGGAACATAAAAGCCGCGAGGGTCTTTGCCTGTGCGCTTGGCGATTTCGTTAGAAACTTCCAATTCGTAACCAGACACGCCACCGCTCATTGCACCACGAATAGCGCGGAGCAAAGAATAATCTTCGTTGCGCTCTTTTTTCGTCATGCCCAGATCGGTTGGCATTTCAAGCGGCGCATCCGCGATAGCGTCTAAAACAACGCCCCGGAATTGCTCGATTGATAGACCGTCACCAATAGCTTTTTCAGCTAGATCACGTTTGTTATGCTTGGCTCCTAAAGCCAAAATGGATGATGCGTTCTTTTGGAAATCTGCGCGAGCGCGTTCCGCAAGAGCCTCGTTATTTTGTTCAGTCATTTGAACATCCTCTTTTTTTGGAATTGCTGGTTTAAGCGGTTCAGCCTTGCGCCCTACACCCACCGAGTCATCAGCCGGGATAGAAACAATGCTCGCTTCCATAGGAAGCCACGAATCAACGCGATAGATGTTCCCATCGCTTGCGCTTTCATCGCGTGTCATTCTATTGACGCGATAGCCAATAGAAACGTTTTGCCGGATTTTATCCCGGACATCATCGTAAACAGTGGAACCAAGCTCGCCCTTGCTGAAGCGAACAGTCGCACGGAGACGCCGCGCCGAGGTGTCAAGGTTTACAGATTCGATCACGCCTATCTGACGCTCTGGGTCGTGGTCAAGAAGCAAAGGTGCCCGGCCACTGTTTAAGAATTTAAGGTCAACGGCTCTTTCAGTATGGTCTAGAACTTCCATGCCAAATGACCGCTCAACGGGTGTTTCAGAAGAAATGGACATGGTTACGCGCCGCTGGTCTTCCGCTTCAACTTCCCCGTCCATATCCATCGCCCGGTGGAACGTTTCCACTGTGGCTTTGCGTTCCGCTTCATCCATTTCAAGACGTTCTTCTTCATCCTTGCCGCCATAGCCAGAAGTTTCTTCGACCATTTCGGGCGCTTCGGATTTGCCAAATTCTACAATGATAGAATCATCGGTTTCAGTAACGTTCTTGATGTGGCGTTCTTCTAGTTCCTCGCTCATTTGCTCAGACCTTTCTTGATTTGCTTTTTCTAATGTCTCACATTTTGCCGCTTCGCGCAATTCTACATCAATAGACCGCTCGCCTTTGGTTGATTCCGGGTGGCCTTCTGGCAGCAAGTCAGTGTCGTGCTTGCCCCCTTGGAAGCGCCCGTTTCTAAGGCAGAATAGAAAACTATTGCAACGCGCATAAGCCCATTGCTCTGGCGAGCCAACGCCGGGACGAACCCCGCCGGGGTTTGCCTTATAAGCGCCAACGCCGCGCTCAAAGCATTCTGCAAGCATTCCAAGCGTGGCGCGTTTGGTTGGATCATCGCCATATTCTTCGTTATGTTCAGAAACCTTTTTTTCTAAAGCTGTTCTAACCGTGTCGCTTAGGTCATCGATGGCGCGTTCTTTTTTGCCTTCCAGCTTTTTGACAAGCTCAAGGATTACGTCTTTCATTCCTTGTTCGCCAATATTGCCGATCACGCCCCACTTCATTTGAGCGACCACACCGGCCACGTTTGACAGATTTGGCTGAAGATCGCCCCCGCTAAACTGCTCGCCATCGCCAAAGTGCCGCGCCGCCCATGCCTCGCGCTCTTTGATCCAGTTTAAAACGCCTTCAGTTTCGGAACCATCCCGCGCCCGACCCCAAAGCATGAACGCTTCATTGCCGCGAATATTGCCCCCAGCGCCCCAAACGTCAGCGTTAAACTCTTTTATATTTTCAGCAAACCCGCGATCAAACTGCGGATAATTAGAGTTCCGCAAAGAAATCTTTTTATCGTCGCCTTTTTTGGGAAAATCAGTCGCCATCAACTAAATCCTCCGGGCTAATCTTGATCGGGCCATAAGCAGATTGACCACCGCCGAATGGCTCAAAGGCGATATTAATGCCTCTTTCTTCAGCCATTTGCTTTTCAAGCTGGATCTGGTCAAGCGTTTCGGTGACATCCCT